TCGCCGTAGAGACGCACTGTCCCGGCACACTCGCATGGGCGGTGCGCGGTAGGAAGCGGTATCGGCTCACCCGTAACGAGTGGCCCGAGGATGGGCTACCCGCCTGCGTAGAGATTTACGCACCCGTGCACGCGGCCTTCGTCGTCGAGCACTTCCTCAACGGATGGGGCGTCGCGTTCGACGCGGACGAGCGCATGGGCGCGGCGGCAGTTCTGCCGTGGCCCACGACCCCGGAAGCGCTGGACCGCTGCGCTCGCCAAGGGGCGGCCCTCATCGCGCAAGAAGTGAAGCAGGGCGAGCTCAAGCCGCACGTCGCCGAGATGGCGACGCCCTACCAGAAGCGCAGCGCGGCCTGGGCGGCGAGCCGTCCGTGGGTCATGAACGTGTGGCCGTGCGGCAGCGGCAAGACCGTGGGCGCGCTCATCGACGCGCTGACGCGCGAGGGCACCGTCCTCGTCATCTGCCCGGCCAAGGCCCGCCACGTCTGGTGGACGCAGGTCCAGCAGTACACGAACATCCTCCCGTGGCGCCTGCTGCCGGAGAGCGAACGGCGGAAGAAGGACATGACCTGGCAGCAGTACGAGGCGCACTGCGCCGAGACGGGCCAGCGCAAGTTCATCGTCGTCGGTGCCGAGAGCCTCAACGACAACGCCGAGTTCGTGATGAACCTCAGCCCCGAGGTGCTCATCCTCGACGAGCTGCACATCCACGGGCAGAGCAAGCGCTGGAAGGCCGTGCAGGAGAAGGACGGCAAGGTCGGGTTCACCCGCCGCCAGACCGCCTCGGGCGACAAGGACGCGTGGTCGGTCGCCATCATGGACATCAGCCGCCTCCCGAGCCTGAGCCTCCGCGTGGGCCTCACCGCCACGCCGCTCGACGACGGGCGCCCCAAGCGCCTCTGGGCGCAGCTCGACCTGCTCACCCCGGGCGGCTTCGCGCACAGCTACCGCCGCTTCGCGGAGCGCTATTGCGACGCGGTGCCGAACCCCTACGGCGGCATCGACGACAAGGGCAGCAGCAACATCGAGGAGCTCCGCGCCCGGTGCTCGTTCTTCACGCACGAGGTGCCCTACAGCGAGAGCCACTCGAGCCTGCCCCCGACGCGCATCCAGGTCGTCTACCTGCCGGTCTCGGCGCAGGACAAGCCCGAGCGCTACGACGACGCACAAACTTTCGATCAAGCCATCAAGCAGCTTGCGCGTCAGGCCCGCGGTGAGTATGAAGATGTGCCGGCGCGGGAACGTCTCATTGAGGCGCGTCTCGCGGAGGCGAGCAGTCGGAAGCGAAGCTACGTCGTCGCCGAGGTCCTTGAAGGGCTGAAGGGCGGGGGCAAGGTCATCGTGTTCACTGCGCGCCGCCGGGAAGCCGAGCGCTGGGGCGAAGCGATCCGCAAGGTCGTGAGCGCCAGCGATGAGGTGGAGAACGCGACGGTCTGGGTTGGGCACGGTGGCGTAAGCGAGCCGGAGCGCAACGACATGATCGACGGGTTCCGGAACAGTCCTGGCCCGTGCTGCTTGATCGGCACGGGCCAGGCGTTCGGGATCGCGGTCGATGGCATGCAGACTGCCGACCTTGCGATCTTCGCCATGCTTCCGTGGAAGCCCGGTGACTTCCTTCAGTGGCGTGGCCGGTTCGACCGGCATGGCGGACGGGCCACGCTGCTGAAGGTTGTCGTCGCGTCTGCGACCTACGACGAGCGCGTCGTCGAGATCCTCACCGACAAGTTCGGGCCCATCGAGCAGTTCCTCGCGGCCGACGAGCTCGACGGCATGGGCGAGAAGCTGCTCGGCATGGAAGACCGCGAGGCCATCGTGGACGACGTGGTCGGCAAGCTGTTCGTCATGGACGAGGAGTAGGCCATGCAGACATTGTGTGCTGACCCGCGCTGCACGGCGACGGGCAAGTGCTGGCGCGCGGAGCACGAGCGATACGGCAACGCGCCCGGGCTCAACTACGGGCCGCGCTGCACGCCGGCTGTTGTGGCCGACGCCTACCGTGCCGTCATCCGCAACTTGCATGTGGGCCTGGGCCTCACCAAGGAGAAGCCATGAAGATGCTCATCGACGCCGGCAAGTCGAGCCGCGGCTGGAGCCGCATCGGCAACTTCGCGAAGTGCCCACAGCTCTTCGCCTACAACTCACGCATCGAGGATGCGGACGTGGCGCCGCCTGCCGACGCGCTGGCGAAGGGGTCCATCGGGCACACGCTCCAAGCGCATCTGCACGCCATCTGGGGCGCGGGGCAGCCCCAGGGCGTGATGGTCGACGAGACCATGCACCACGACCCCAGCGTGTTCATGGAGCCCGAGGACGCGGCGCACGCGTGGTGCGACAAGTACGGCTACCGCGATCTGCTGCCGCAGATGGTCAAGGTGTTCCACGCCTACCTCGCGAAGTTCCCCGAGAGCCCCGGCGACGTCATAGCCGTAGAAGCCCCGGTCACCGCTGTGCTGGGCAACCTGCGCGGGCAGTGGGGTCTGTGGGTCGGGGAAGAGAGGGGCGGCGAGTGGCGGAGCCTTGATGGTGCCTGCATCGAGGTGACGCCGCTGCACATGCCCGACCACCGAGAACATGGGCGTCCGATCACGCTCACTCGCCGCATTGACCTCGTAACACGCGACAAGTCCGGTCGCTACTACATCTGGGACCATAAGCACCAGGCCAGCGTGAACGGAAAGAGCAGCGCGACGGCCTACGCCATCGACGGCGGCTTCGCGGCGTTCCGCATCATGGGCAAGCAGCTCTACGGCGAGGCGTTCGGCGGCGTCTCGCTCAACCTCATCTGCTCGACGCAGCCCGGCAAGGTTGTGCGTGAACAGGTCCCCTCGACGCCCCACCGCGACGCCGGCTACGCGAAATGGCTGTGGTGGGCGGAGCACCAGATCGCGCAGCTCGACCTCACGACCGATCCGTGGGAGTGGCCGAAGGCTCAGAACGAGCTCTCGTGTTACGGCCGCTACGGCCCCTGTGCCGGGCTCAACCTCTGCTCCCTCGGGCCTCGGGCTTGAGGGTGCGCCTCGTCGTCTGTGGCCCTACGACGGGGTGGATCAATGGGCCGGAGACCACCACATGAGCGAAACGCAGCACCCGTCGGTGATGATCACCGTGTACGGGAAACCCAAGAAGAAGAAGACCAGCGACGTGCTGGCCGCGTTCCCGACCGCGCTCTGCATCGGTGTGCCGAGCGCCATCGCGCTCGTCGCCGAGAACGAGCTGGGGTTCACCCCCGCCATCCACCCCGAGCCGCCGCAGACCCTGCCGGAGCTCGTGGGGCTCCTCGACTACCTGTCGCGCAGCGGGCTGGCAAAGCAGTACGGCGCCGTGTTCATCGACGACGCGAGCCACATCTGCGACCGCAGCCTCGCCGTCTGGCACGAGGAAGCGCCGCTCGGCAAGAGCGGGAAGAAGGACAAGTTCTACGCCTACCAGCAGCTCAACAAGTACCTGCTGGCGATGTCGGGCCTCGCCCGCCACATGGGCGTGCACCTCATCTTCACGTTCCACGAGCGCCCCCCGGGAACGGACAGCGACGGCTTCTTCCAGCCGGGCGGCCCGAGCCTCGGCTCGAGGAAGCAGACCGAGATCCTCCCGTCGTGGTGCGACATCAACGTGCGCGCGATGGTCGACTCGACTTACCCGGATCCCTGGTTTCCGGGCACCTACTTCTGCGACCCCACGAACCCCGAGTGGGTGACGGGCGACCGGACGGGCGTGTGCTGGGCGAAGACCCCGGGCAACCTGCGCGAGATCCTGCGGGCCGCGGCGGGCGGGTACGTCCCGGCTCGCGTGCCTGGGCTCGAGTGGCAGGACGACGTGGCCGAAGAGCTGGCCGCGAAGATTCTCGAGACCGGCGATGTGCGCGGTAGCATCGAGAAGATCGCGGCCTCGCACCCCCGTTTCACCGACGGGACTTCGCAGATTCATCTCCGTTGGGCTTGCCAAGATGGTATTGCCCGGGCTACCTTCATGAAGCGCAAGGCGAGGAACCTCTTCGACCTCGCGCCCAAGGAAGAGGCCAAGAAGGGTGGAGGCGTGCCAGTGCCGCCCCCTTCTGCAACCTGATCCTCTGGCATCATCAACGTCAAGACCACCGTCAGTGAGGTACAGCATGTCCTTCAGCATCAACGGCGCCAGCTTCAAGGGCGTCTCCACCCTCGGCTCCTCTCAGCCCGAGGCCGGCTACTACGAGGTCTCCGGCCTCCAGATCGAGCAGAAGGCCGGCGACAAGTCCGACGCCCGTCGCTTCCACGTCGAGTTCCCGAACGGCTTCAAGATGTTCGAGTTCCTCCACATCCCCGTCGAGGGCCTCGAGAAGAAGAGCTTCAACGGCCGCCTCGCCGCCATGAAGACCATCCTCTCCAGCTTCGGCTTCAGCGCCGAGGACATCGAGAGCAACGAGATCTCCGACGCGTGGTTCGTGTCCGAGAGCAACGGCGGCCGCAAGGCGTTCGTCGAGTTCGTGCCCGGCCAGCAGGGCGTGCAGGGCTCCTACGCCCGCATCAACAAGTTCCTCACGAAGGAGCAGTACGAGAAGGCGGTCGCCTCGGGTTCCAAGCCCGTGTCCCGCGACGCCGGCACCCGTCCGTCCGTCCCGGGCGCCATCCCCGCGGCTCCCTCCGCCGCGGCCGGCACGCCGGTCAGCACCGTGGCCCCGGCTCCCGCCGGCGGTCTGCGCCTGCCGCCGCCCCCCGCGGTCGGCGTCGTTCGCTGATCAGCCCCTGACGAGGGGATCGTAGACCTGGGCCTGCAACGGGTGCCTACTGCGGCTTCGTCGAGTAGGTACTCCTTGCAGCTCTGTCCCAGCGAGAACGTAAGCTCGGCCCCGCCCTCGTGGCGGGGCGTCTTGCGTTGTGATACCATCGGCAGGACAGAGGCACACGATGCTGCTCTCCGCACTGCTGAACCTGTGGGCCGACCTTCGGGCCGCGCACCACCTCTACTGGACCCTGCACTGGCAGGCCCGTGGTCCGTCGTTCTACGGCGACCACAGCCTGTTCGCGGGCCTGTACCAGGAGAAGGCGGGGCAGATCGACGCGCTCGCGGAGATCATCGCGGCGCACTACGGCAGCGACAAGCTCGACCCCGTGAAGGCGTGGGCCGCTGCGATGCCGAAGGTCGAGCAGCTCACCGCGGGCCAGAGCGCGGTCGCCATCGCCGAGTACGTCATCGGGTGCTGCGAGAGCGTGAACGAGCTCATCCTCGAGAGCGACGAGGCGCCGTATCCGGCGGGCCTCAGCAACTTCGTGAGCGACCTGTCCACGAAGGGCATCCGGGACCTGTACATGCTGAAGCAGCGCTTCGGCTCGAAGTAGGGGGCTCTCATGGCGTCGAACGAGTACGACAAGCTCAAGGAGATGTACCGTCTCCAGGGCCAGGAAGAGCGGCGCCTCCGTTCTATGCTGGGGTACCCTGAGCCGGAAGGGCAACCGCTCGAGGACGACACCACTCAGGAGTCGGTTGTCGCCGCGCCCAAACCCCCGGCCTCGACAGTTTCGGGCAGGCAGACGGGGCTGGCGTCCCGCATCAAAGATGTGCCCATCGCGAAAGCCGCGCCGCTGCCGAAAGACCGAGACCGGTACTTCGACCTAGACAGCCGCCGTCGCCTCGCGTTGCGCCAACTGATGACTTCCTCCAGTGAGTACGTCGCCCCTGAGCCAGAAGGGTTGTTCGGTGGCCTCGCGCCTGACCCTCGTATGCAAGCAGAGCTCGCGGAAGACAAGGCGCGTGTCTCTGTGGCCACCCAGCGCGCTCTGCAAGATGTCTCTGACAAAGAACAACGTCGTCTGGGAGACGCTCTGGCCGCCGAAAAGCTCCGCGGCGCCGCGAAGGTCGTGCCCCCGCCCGGTGGTGGTAGCCGAGAGCCGCTCATCTACCTCGACCCGCGGCGCTGATCTTCTGCCTCGTCTTGCCATGACGCTCCGGTAAGGATACCGGGGCTCCATGTCCTACGATCCTCGAACCTGCGGCGCTCGTTGCGACGAGTGCCCGCTGGGGCCGAACGGCACGTTCCGTTCAGGCCACTGGCAGCCTGTTGCACCTGAGTTGCACGACGGTGCGACGGTCATCGCCGTCGCCGAGATGCCGAGCCACGACGAGGTCGGCTTCGGCCGTCCTCTGTCCGGGCGCAGCGGGGGCGAGTGGAACCTCGCGCTGCTCGCCGCCGGGAAGAAGCGCTCCGACGTCGACCTGACGCACGTCGTCGCGTGCTCGGCCGGCACGGACAAGAACGCGTGGGAGAAGCTG